TCAGATTGGAATGAACCTGAACGGCGGGTTCTGTTTTGGGTGGGGCCTTCTGTTTTGGCTTTCTTTTTCGCAGAAGCAGGAACAGGAAGAACCCCATAATGACATCCATTATGATGAACACGGGGCGGAGTTCTGGCGCTTCCGTAAAAAACATGATTGTGTAGACGATAAACCCGAAACTGAAAAAGAAGATTCCAAAGCCTTTCAAGAACTTCTTCACCGAATCACCTTCTATCTAATATCGCTTTGGAAGGCTACGGCTTTTCCAAGAATTCTGATATGGTTCAGTTCTTCACCGGTATAAATCAAATCTTCATATTTAGAGTTTTCGGCTTTCAGAATCAGCAAGTTCTTTTCAGGATAATAGTTCACCCGCTTCAAAGTAGCTTCATCATCAATGATAACGGCGGCAATTTCACCATCATCAACCATATCCTGTTGCTGGATGAACACAATATCACCATCATAGATTCTGGCCCCAATCATGGAATCACCCCTTGCCCGTAAGCAAAAGTCAGCCTGAATACCGGCCCCAGCTTCCACATATAGTTCCTTTTCTTCATTGGCAACAATGGGTTTGCCACAAGCAATATCCCCCAACAGCGGGAAACGCTTGGTTTCAATGGGAAAAAGATTATCAAAGAACTTCAGTTTTTCAGCGTCAAGTTTCTGATTTGGTTCATTCCATCCCATGATATAGGCCGGTGTAGTATCTAATGCGTCAGCAATAGCCTTGATTTTAGATTGAGTAAGGTTACGCTGATCAAGTTCAATCTTATTTATTGAAGAACGGGATTTGTACCCTAATCTTTTACCAAGTTCATCTTGGGATAAACCAAGTTCTTCCCGGCGATTGCGAATTCTGCTTCCTATTGTGGACAAGTGAATGACCCCCTTTCTGTTACTAATTATACGGCGCTGTTGGCGGCTTGTCAACATATTTTTAGCTTTTTCAAAAAAGATGTTGACATTCTTCCTACATCGTGGTAGTATGTGAGTGTAGACAAGATGCCTACCGATTTTGAAGAAAGGGGTGATTGCCGTATGACCAACACAGAGCTGTTGCGTGAGAAGATCGACCAGTCCGGTTATAAACTTCGGTTTATTGCCAAGAAGATTGGAATTACCTATCAGGGCCTTTTGAATAAGATCAATAACCGTAGTGAATTTCGGGCCAATGAGATTCAGGCTTTGTATGATCTTCTTGGCCTGACGGAAGAAGAACGAGTGGCGATTTTTTTTGCCTGTTAAGTAGGCAAAAAGTCTACAAAGGGAGTAAGAACCATGAATGAAGTCAGTTTGAAACCGGTCATTGATGAACTTGAAACCTTGTTTTCAAAGTTCAACAAAGCCTTCTTTGAAGGGAAGCTGGAAAAGCCTGTGATCACCGTTTCCCCGGATCATACCCGTGGGGCCTATGGGTGGTGTACCGGTTGGAAGGCGTGGCAAGACGGCACCAAGGAAGGCGGCTATTACGAAATCAACCTGTGCGCCGAATACCTGAACCGCCCCTTTGAAGAAACCTGTGGAACCTTGCTTCACGAAATGGTTCACCTTCAGAACCTTCAGGACAATGTTCAAGACACTTCCCGTTCTGGTTCCTACCACAACCGGAAGTTCAAGGAAACCGCTGAAGCCCACGGGCTGATCGTGGAGAAAGGCGAAAAGTACGGATGGCACAAAACCACCCTGAACCCGCAAGCTGAAGCCTTTGTGAAATCCCTTGGCAAGTCCGGGTTCTGTCTGGTTCGGCCCCGTACCAATCCGCTGAAAGGTTCCCGGAAGGGCGGTGGATCAAGTTCCCGTAAGTATGTTTGCCCTTGTTGCGGAACCATCATCCGGGCCACCAAGGAAGTTCATGTTCTCTGTGGGGAATGTGAAGTGGCCTTTGAAGAACAGGAGTGATAACCAATGAATGAAATAAACCCGAAACCCGAATATTGGGTTCTATCCCTTTCGGGTGGTAAGGATTCCACCGCCCTTGGCCTTGAATGGCTGGCCCGACACAAGGCCGATCCTGTCACATATCCCCTTCATGAAGTGGTGTACTGTGACACATGGATGGAGTTCCCAGCCATGATGGAGCATATCAACCAGCTTGAAAAAATCTTCATGGATGCGGGAATCAAGTTCACACGGGTTCAAAATCCAAAATCTTTTGATTGGTTCATGTTTGAATACCAACCCAAGCGCCACAACCCTGAATTGCAAGATAAAAAAGGTCAAAGCTGGCCGGGGCCGCAAGCCCGTTGGTGTACTGCTGAATTGAAAACCAGAATCATCAATAGGTATCTCGCCCATCTTCGTGAAGGATACACCGTTATTCAGTTGATTGGCCTTGCGGCTGATGAAGAATACCGGTTGGAACGGGAACACAATCAGAACCCCGAACACCGTCACCCATTGGCGGAATGGGGTTGGACGGAAGCCGATTGTTTGAAATACTGCTATTCCCACGGTTTTGATTGGGGTGGCTTGTATGAGATTTTCCACCGGGTTTCCTGTTGGTGCTGTCCGTTGCAGAGCCTTGAAGAATTACGGAACTTGCGAAAACATTTTCCTGATCTGTGGGCAAAGCTGTTGGACATGGAACACCGGACTTGGCGAACCTTCCGGGCTGATTATTCAGTTGATCAACTGGAAATCCGCTTTGCTTTTGAAGATGAACGCCTTGCCGCTGGCCTTCCGATCAACCGAACCCGTGAATTTATGACCGAACTTCGGAAACGGCTTGCAGAAGCCGAACCACAAAAATGAAAGGAGTACGCACAATGACCACCTTTGCAGAGCGTTTGAAGAACGCTATGGAACAGGCCAACATGAGCCAATCCGCCCTGTCTGAACAGGCCGGGGCTTCCAAGGCCGCTATCAGCCAATACCTTTCCGGGAAGAACACCCCCGGCCCTGACCGTATCAAGGCCCTTGCCGATGCGACCGGCGTTTCCTTTGATTACCTGATGGGTTATGGAGCCGCCCCGGTTGCTGAACCGCCCATTAAGAAGATCAGCGTGAAGGAAGCCGCCCGGTGCATGGGAAAATCTGATCAGTTCGTCAGAATCGGCCTTCAGCGTGGCCTTCTTCCCTTCGGGAACGCTGTTCCCGGAACCGGCGCTTGCTGGAATTACTACATCAACCCCACCAAATTCCGTGATTATGTGGGGGCTGATCAGTTCAATTCCTTCTTCGGCCTTACGGCCTGAAAGGGGAACACCGATGGATAACACCCGTGATGAACTGTTGGATTTGATCAGGAACGCCACCAACATTGATATGATTTGCTTCTTCGCCATTATCTATGTGGTTGCGCCCGATCCCCCCCCCTATACGCCTATCGCCACCCGTGGCGAACTGAAGAAGGCAATTAAGCAGTTGCGGAGCGCCCAGCATAGCCCGGATTGCCCCGCTGAAATGTCTGAAGGCTTTGAAACGGCGATTCAGTACATCCGCCGTGAATGGCTTCACCAATGAAAGGATGGTTTATATGCTTCAGATCGGAATGATCGTTAAAATCTTGCCCGATGCGGAATACAGCGGCAAGTTCACCGGCTACATCGGCAAGGTGAAGAATTACTTTTCGCAGAACAAGAAGGTTGGCGTGGAACTTTTTCAGCAGACGAATGACGCAAGTTCCAAGGGCCTGTTTTGGTTCTCTGAATCCAAGGTGGTTGCGGCGGGTAGTCTGCCTGATGCCATGATGGAATATATCAAGGCCGATCTTAACGCCACCTTTGGCGTTGCAAATCACATCCGCCGTTCCCGTCAGACCGGCCTTCCGCAGATCAAGAAGGTCATTTATAGCGGCCCCAAGACAATCATTCTGTGGGCCGACAACACCAAAACCATTGTTTCCTGTGGGGAAGCGGATTCCTATGACTACTATTCCGGTTTCTGTGCCGCTGTGGTCAAGAAACTGTTCGGTTCCACTACCCACGCCAAAAAGGTTTTGGGTGATTCCATTCAAATCAATGATTAACCTGTTTCAGCACCAGCAACAGGCCCTTGATGAAACCGAGGGAAAAAACCGGGTGGCCTATTACCTTGATATGGGCCTTGGGAAAACCTTTGTTGGTTCCGAAAAAATGATGAAGCTGAACAAGCGGATCAATCTGGTGGTGTGCCAATGTTCAAAAGTTCAAGACTGGATTGAACATTTTCAAGACCACTACACCCGGAATTGTGTGTTCGACCTGACCAACCCCAAAACCTTCAAATGGTTCTTTGAACAGATTCAGCATGAAGTTCCAACCCTGATGATTGGCGTGATCAACTACGAACTGACCTTCAGGCGGAATGTGCTGAAAACCCTGACCGGCTTCACGCTGATGTTGGATGAAAGTTCCCTGATCCAGAACGAGAACGCCAAACGGTCAAAGTTCATTCTTGGGCTGAAACCGGATAATGTGATCCTTCTGTCAGGCACCCCCACGGGCGGCAAGTATGAAAACCTGTGGAGCCAATGCCAACTGTTGGGGTGGAAGATTTCAAAAGAACTGTTCTGGAAGCAGTACATTCAAACGGAATGGGTTGAAACCGATGGATTTTGGCGGCAACAGATTACCGGCTATAAGAATGTTGACCGGCTGAAGATGAAGCTGGCCGAACATGGGGCCGTTTTCATGACTACCGAACAGGCCGGGATCAACCTTCCAAAACGGAACTGGATCAAGGTCAAAACCCGCCCTTCATCCCTTTATTGGAAGTTCTGGAATGATCGCTATATTGCGATCGACAGCGCCAACCTTGGTGAATTTGAACTGGATGCGGATTTCTACGGTTCCAATGCTCATTGTGAACGGGAATTGATCGGTGATACCAGTTTAACCCGCCGCCTTTACGCCCGTCAGCTTTGCGGCCTATATAACCCGGCCCGTTATGAAGCCTTCCGGGATTTGGTGAACAGCACGGAAGATCGCTTGATTGTGTTCTATAACTTCACGGAAGAAATGGAACGCCTGAAGGGGATTGCCAAGGGCCTGAACCGGCCTGTGTCTGTTCTTTCCGGTGAAGAAAAGAACTTGGATGCTTACCGCTACCAGCACAACAGCATTACCTTCATTCAGTATCAGGCCGGTGCAATGGGCGGCAACTTCCAGCTTGCCAACAAAATCATTTACTTCAGCCTTCCCCAAGGTTCGGAATTGTGGGAGCAATCCCAAAAGCGTATTCACCGCCTTGGGCAAGAACGGCCCTGTTTCTATTACCTGATGATCTGTCCGGGAACGGTTGAAGAAGATATTCTTTCCACTTTGGAAATGAGAAAGGACTATACCGATGAACTATTCAGAAAGTATGAGCAAGCGGCAACAGCGCCGCAAAGCCCTTAACCAGCGGTTCAGGCGGATGTTCCTTGTGGCCCTTCTGATGGGCCTTGCAATGGGGTTTATATTTGGGCGCTGTTCTGCTGTCAACAGCAAGGCCCCGGATGCCCCCATTGAACCGGATCAGTTTACCACCGTAACCCCGGATGTGACCTTGGAGCCGGTGGAAACTCCGCTGGTGGAAGAACCCGCCGAACCTGAACCGGTGTTGTTGGGCAGTTTCAGAATTACCGCCTATTGTTCCTGTGAAAAGTGTTGCGGTGAATGGGCCAAGAATCGGCCCAACGGCATTGTGTATGGTGCCGCTGGTGTGGAACTGAAAGCCGGTGTTTCCTGTGCTTCCCCGCTTCCCTTGGGAACCGTGGTGGAAGTGGAAGGCTTGGGTGAATACATCGTTCAGGATCGCCCCGCCCAATGGGTGATTGACAAATACGGTGAAAACCAGATCGACATTTATTTTGACAACCATGAAGCCGCTTCTGCCTTCGGCCTGAAGCAGTTGAATGTTTATCTGAAAGGAGAACCCGAAAAATGATCAAATGTGAAAATGCTTGCCCCCGTGGAAAATTTGATGGGTGTTTCCACAAATGCCCGGATTTCCACACTTGTCCTGATTCCTGTCAGGAAAACCCGAACGCCTGTGGAGAAGCCACTTTCGATGAAGAAACGGCCCTTCAGGAGTTCAAGAACACACAGCTTGCCACCTTGAACGCCATTGCTTCCCTGACCGCCCACAAGAAGGCCATTGAGGATCAGGAAAAGGAAATGAAGGGCAAGTTGTATGAAGCAATGGTGAAGTTCGGCGTGGATAAGTTTGAATCCGATGTTCTGAACCTTACCCTTGTGAAGCCCACCAATGCCACCAGCATTGATTCCGCAAAGCTGAAGAAGAAATACCCGGACATTGCTTCCGAGTGTTCCAAGACCACCGCCAAGGCCGGTTATGTAAAGATCACCCTGAAAGGGGATAAGTCATGAGTTGCCGGGGCTTTGAACCTGTTTGCACCAATAATGAACTTCGGGAGTATTTCAGCGCCAAGGGCCTGACCTATGACAGCATTGATGAAGGTGATATTTTGATCCTTTGCATGATGCTTCAGAAGGAATTGAAGAAATCCAATAAGGCTGGTGAAACTTCCGTCACCATGACTTTAAGCAAACGGGTTGACATGAAGAAGGACACCAACGGCCACATTACCGAGTGTTACATCTACATGAACGCCCACTATTTCACCCGGCGTGAATGTATCAGCTTCAACCGGGATGGGTGGATTGGCTTTGCTGGATGGGCCGATGATGGCAACACTAACCCGTTGCGCCGTGCATTCCTTGCATGGTGTGACTATTTGGCGGAAGGTGGTGGGGCCGATGGCAAGGGATGAAGTGTGGGATGCCCTGAAAAATCATGCCAAACAGGTTCATTCAGAACGGGTTGCAAAGAACCCCGACCGGATCGCCTATGCCATTCAGCAGTTTGAAGCCCACGGCATTGAATATCAACTGAAGAATGAGCAAACAGGCCACTTTCATTGTTGGCGAAAGTCTGATGATAAACTGTTCCAATTCTACGCTGGAACGGGTAAAATTCAGGGCTTCACCCAAGTCAGAGGTATTCACAGCCTGATTCAGATGTTGGAGGGGTGAGCCGATGGCCGGTGAAAAGAACTTTGAAAACCGTCTGAAGAAGTGGTTGGAAAGTGAAGGGATTTATCCCTTGGGTGAACCAGTTGACCGCATGAGCGCCCCGCCCTGTGGCTTCTATGAAAAGCGTTGGGGCGGAAGCCGGTATGTGAAAAGTGGCCTTCCTGATATGCGGATCACCGTGAAGGGCATTGCCCTTGAAGTAGAGCTGAAGGCCACCAACGGAACCCCGTCAGAACTTCAGAAACGGAACCTGAAGCAAATCAACGGTTCCAATGGGTTTGGGTTCATCCTTTACCCGGAAGGCTTTGAAGCCTTCAAGACTATTGTGAAAGGGGTGAAACAATGCGAGTTTCCCACAGCCGGGTTGAAGTCTTTGATAGATGCCCATACAAATACCGCTTGCGATATGTGGAAGGGATAGACACGATCCCGAACACGGATGCAGACAACGCCCTGATCCTTGGCACCGCCCTTCACACCGGCATTGAAGAAGGGGTTGAACAAGCCCTTGACTTCTACAAGAACAGCTTCCCGGTTCTGACGGATGATCACATTCATGAAATGATGAAGCTGGAAGCCATGATCCCCAAGGCAAAGGCCATGTTGCCACCGGGCGGAACCTTTGAATTGCCTATTGGGAACGCTGATTTCATCGGCTTCATGGATTATCTGGTTCCCGTGGGGAAGGGCCTGAAGCTGGATGGGCTGATCACCGGTGAAGATTTGGATGAATTTGAAGCGTTTGATTTGTACGATTTCAAGTATTCCAACAACGCCAAGAACTACGCCGTTTCCGGTCAGCTTCACGAATACAAGTATTGGTATGAACTGACCCATCCCGGCCACCGGATCAGAAATATGTATTTCCTGATTGTTCCAAAGCCCAAGATCAGGCAGAAAAGCACCGAAACCCTTCCCCAATTCCGTGACCGCTTGCAAGCGGCCTTGAAAGATGCTGAACCAACGCTGATGCCGGTTCAGTACAACCCCATGAAGATTGTGGACTTCCTGACCGATGTGAAGCACATGGTTGAAGCCACAGACTTTCCCAAGAACCCAAACCATTTTTGTGGATGGTGTGAGTATGAAGAATATTGTCAGAAAGGATGGGATTATATGTTACTTCCCAAGAATGAACGCCGTGATCTGAACGCCACCAAGAAGAAGGTTGTGTGGCTTTACGGCGCACCCTTCAGCGGCAAAACCTTCTTTGCCAATCAGTTCCCCGATCCCCTGATGTTGAACACGGATGGCAACATCAAGTTTGTGGATGCCCCCTATATCGCCATTCGTGACACCGTAACGGTGGAAGGCCGTATCACCAAGCGCCGTTTGGCCTATGAAGTGTTCATGGATGCCGTTACCGAACTGGAAAAGAAACAGAACGATTTCCGAACCATCGTGGTTGACCTTCTGGAAGATGTGTATGAATCGTGCCGGGTTTACATCTGTGACCGTCAGGGCTGGAAGCATGAATCTGATGATTCCTTCCGTGCGTGGGATATGGTCAGAAGCGAGTTCCTGAACACCCTGAAGCGGCTTGTGAATCTGGACTATGAAAACATCATCCTGATCAGCCATGAGGACAGAAGCCGTGACCTGACCCGCAAGGGCGGCGATAAGATCAGTTCCATCAAGCCGAACCTTCAGGATAAGGTGGCAAACAAGGTGGCCGGTATGGTTGATCTGGTGGCCCGTATCGTGGCGGACGATGATGAACGGGTGCTGTCTTTCAAGACTTCTGAAGTGATCTTCGGCGGTGGCCGTTTGACTGTCCGTGATAAGGAAATCCCGCTGACCTATGACGCTTTCTGTGAAGTCTACGAGGAAGCCAACCAGAAGGCCGCAGGAGCCGTGAAGCGTGGCGGCAATGCCCCGGCTACCCCCGCACCTGAAACCACCGACACGCCCACCACAGCGCCCAGCAGAAGGGGCAGAAAGGCCAAGACTGTAACCCCGCCCCCGGCTGGTAACTATGATCCGGCTGAAGATGCGGCAAAGGCGGCTTGTGGTGATCCTGATGGAACTTGGACACCGGGCGGCGGTGAAAAGGATGATTCTGTTCCTGTTGATGAACCGGCCACCGGTGACACCCCGCCTTGGAACGATCTTCCCAAATGCCCGGACGGTGAACGCATTTTCAGACAGCACGATCAGAACCCGGAAATCCCCCTTTGTCCGTCCATTGACGCTGGCCACCGTTGCCACAAGGAAGGCGGCCCCGATGGTTGCCCCCTGTGGGATCGCCCCAAGGCACAGGCAGAGGAACCCGCACCCAAGACGGATGCTAACCCGCCCCGCCGTACCCGGAAGAAGCGTGAAGAATAATGGCTGATGTGCTGATGATTGCCGGGAAGCCTGAAACCATTTTCAAGGCCCGTGATTTTGAATATCTGGTTGAAAAGCACATGGGCTATGAAGCGGCCAAGTATTTCCGGGAATACGCTGAAAAGGCTGATGAAGAAGTCAGATCGGCCAAGGCCGGTGAGAACACAGACCTTGCTTCCTATGAAGCTGACCTTGAAAGCAATCACAGAGCCTTTCAGGACATTCAGACGGAAGCCGCAGTTATCACGGGTGTTCTTCAAGAAAAACGGATAAACCGTGAGAAGATCGCCCATGCAGTCAGGGAAATTGGAAAGATAATTTCCAACCAAATATAAGGAGGAACCCAAAATGAAAAACGATGCCCTGAACCATTTCAAAGAGGAAATGAACAAGCGTGGCCTGTTCCGCAAGATTCAGGTGTGCGCCAACCTGATCCCCCCCCCGCCCGGTGCTGATGGTGAAGCCCTGATCGAACTTCATCGTTCCGCCGCCAAGATCGCCATTCGGAATTACGCTGAACATCATGAAGATTTTTGTGATGTGATGGCGGATGCGGCCCTTGATCATCTGCTGAACACCGTTCTTCCTGATGATCTGTTCATTCCTGATGGTGGTTTTTCCCCTACGAAAGAAGAAGTTGACAACATGAACAGGGCCAAGGAAACGGCTGACAAAGCGGCCAAGGTGCTTGATACCCTGTTTGGTGGGTTGGCTGATCTTCTGAAAACCATTTAATAAATACATTTTTTGGAGGTAAAAAACTATGGCTATTGATTTTGACAAGATTGATCGTTCTGTTGATCTGAAGGGCCTTCAGGCTGATGTGGAGGATGCCAAGAAGAACGGCGGCGGTGATTTCCCCACCATCCCCGCTGGCAAGTATGAAGTGAAGCTGGAAAGCATGGAGATCAAAGGCACCAAGGCCGATCCCAACCGCCCCATGCTGGCCGTGTCCTTCAAAATCCTGTCCGGTGAGTTCAAGAACCAGCGCCTTTTCATGAACCGTGTCCTTTACGGCACCAAGAATGACAAGAACATGATCGCTTCTGCTATGGGCTTCCTTGAAAAGCTGGATTCCGGTGTTCCTGTCAGCTTCACCAGCTACAAGCAGTTTGCCCAGCTTGTTCTTGATGTGGCGGAAGCTATTGATGGAACTTTGGAATATGCGGTGGACTACGATGATTCCCGCTTCAATTCCATCACCGTTGAAGAAGTTTTCGAGGTTGAAAACTGACCCAAAATTTTTTACAATGATTGTAGGCAAATAGTCTACCGCAAAGCAACTGTTGTCTACTTGAAAGTGAACTTTCAAGCCGGGGCGAAAGCCCCGGAATGGCCCCAAGTGAAAGCCTTCCCGTGGCGGGGCTGATAAGGCGGAAACGCTGACCGATTTCACAAAAGCTGAAAGGATGTGAGTTGATGATCTTCTATGATTTTGAGGTTTTCCGGTATGACTGGCTGGTTGTCCTGATCGACCTGAACGCCCGAAAAGAAACCGTGATTATCAACGATCCCGACAAGCTGAAACGCTTCTATGAGGAACACAAGGGTGTGATTTGGGCCGGTTACAATTCCCGGAACTATGATCAGTACATCCTGAAGGCCATTCTGTGTGGGTTTGATCCAAAGCCTGTGAATGATTGGATCATTGCAGAGGATAAACCCGGTTACAGATATTCAAGCCTGTTCAGGGAATACCCGCTGATCAATTATGATGTGATGCCGAACCCGCCAATCAGCCTAAAGGCGCTGGAAGCGTTCATGGGCCATTCCATTAAAGAAACTTCTGTTCCCTTCGACATTGACCGGCCTTTGACTGAAGCAGAGTTGGCCGAAACGGTCAAATATTGCCGCCATGATGTGGAACAGACGGTGGAAGTGTGGTTACGGCGGAAGGAAGATGAATTTGATGCCCAAATGTCACTTGTGAAGGCGTTCCACCTTCCCATTTCTGACATTGGCCGCACCAAAGCACAGCTTTCCGCCAAAATCCTTGGGGCCGTTCAACGGGAACACAATGATGAATTTGAAATTGAGTTCCCGCCCAGCTTGCGGATCGAAAAATACACGGAAGTTTTGAATTGGTACAAGAACCCCTTGAACCGTGATTATTCCAAAACCCTTGAACTGGATGTGGCCGGGGTTCCCCATGTGTTCGCTTGGGGTGGCCTTCACGGGGCCATTCCCAAATATCACGGGGAAGGTTGGTTTGTCAATGTGGATGTGGCTTCCTATTACCCGTCTTTGATGCTGGTTTATAAGTGGCTTTCCCGCAATGTTCACGATCCTTCCAAGTATGCGGAAATCTACCACACCCGCCTGAAGCTGAAGGCGGAGAAGAACCCCATGCAACAGCCTTACAAGATTGTTCTGAACAGCACCTATGGCGCTATGAAGGATAAGCACAATGCCATGTATGATCCCCGGCAAGCCAACAATGTTTGTGTGGGCGGTCAGCTTCTTCTTCTGGATTTGATTGAACGGCTGGAAGATCATTGTGAAATCATCCAGAGCAACACGGATGGTATTTTGGTCAAACTTCGCCGGTATGAAGATTTTGAAATGCTGGACGATCTGTGTTGGGAGTGGGAGCAAAGAACCGGGATGCGCCTTGAATTTGATGAATTTCAAAAGGTGTATCAGAAGGATGTGAACAATTACATCATTATTCCTTCCGGGCCGCTTCGTGATGAAAAAGGGAAACCCCGCTGGAAGTGCAAGGGTGCCTATGTCAAAAAGCTGTCTGATCTGGATTATGACCTTCCCATTGTCAACCGGGCCATTGTGAACTATTTCCTTCATGGGATCAGCCCGGAAACAACCATCATGGAATGTTCCAATCTTCGAGATTTTCAGAAGGTTGTGAAGGTGTCCAGCAAGTACAAATATGCCCTTTATTCCCCGGTGGTTACGGAAGCTAAGATCAGGGATGAAAAAGGCCGTTCTAAGAAAATCACCCGCTTCAGCGGCGGTGAGGTTCAGACGGATAAAACCTTCCGGGTGTTCGCTTCCAAGGATCAGAACAAGGGCGGAATCTTCAAGGTTTCCGGGAAAATCGTCAAGGGCCGGGAAAAGAACCCTGAAAAGTTCGGCAACACCCCGGATCATTGTTTCTTCATCAATGATGATGTGACCAACCTTCCTATCCCGGATGAACTGGACAAGCAATATTACATTGATGTTGCTTGGGATCGGTTGAAAGATTTCGGGGTGGAACGATGAACAATAAAACCTTTCGGGGGGGGGAGCGTTGAAGCATGGAACTGTTTAGGGGCTATGTGCCTACCAGAAATAAACAATGCCTTGAAAAATTCAAAGGTGTTGAAAAACTGAAAACCCGTTCAGAAGTCCAAGACCTTGATGAATACGCCGGTATTCTTGGAGAAGAAACCATCCTGATTGATGTGGACGATGCGGAAACATCTGAACTTTTGTTCAGAATTGTTCAGGATTTAGAACTGAAGTGCAGAGTGTACGCCACAACACGGGGAAAACACTTCTTGTTCAAGAACTGTGGTGTTAAAAAAAGCTGGACGAAATGCACCTTGGCCGTGGGTATTACCACGGATGGAAAGGTTGGAGCCAATAACAGCTATGAAATCTTGAAGTCCGGTGGCGTGGAACGGCCCATTCTGTACGACTTCCCTGAAGGGGAGATTCAGGAACTTCCCAAGTGGCTGACCCCAGTGAAAAGCAACTATGATTTCCCGAACCTTGGGGAAGGTGATGGGCGGAACCAAACCCTGTTCAACTACATTCTGACCCTTCAGAGTGACGATTTCACCAAGGAAGAAGCCCGTGAATGTATCAGGCTGATTAACCGTTATGTGCTAAAGAAGCCCCTTTCCGACAAGGAACTTGATGTGATCCTTCGGGATGATGCCTTCAAGAAAACATCCTTCTTCCGGGATAAAACCTTCCTGTTTGATAAGTTCGCCACCTACCTGAAGAACAACAACCATATTGTGAAGATCAATAACCAGCTTCACATTTACAAGGATGGTATCTATGTTTCCGGTGCCGGTGAGATTGAAGGGGCCATGATCAAGCTGATCAGCAACCTGAAACGGGCATGGCGTTCGGAAGTCCTGTCCTATCTGGAAATCATGATTGAGGAAAACACCAAGGCCACCAACCCGAATATCATTGCTTTCAGCAACGGCCTTTACAATATCCGGGATAGTTCCTTCAAAGAGTTCACCCCGGATGTGGTCATTACAAACAAAATCCCGTGGCCGTACAACCCCGCCGCCCATGATGATCTGTTGGATCATACCCTGAACCGGCTGGCCTGTGATGATCCTGAAGTTCGGGCCTTGCTGGAAGAAATGGTGGGCTATTGTATGTACCGCCGCAACGAACTTGGCAAAGCCTTCATCCTGATTGGCGATAAGAGCAACGGCAAATCCACCTTCCTTCATGTGGTGAAGAACCTTCTTGGGGATCAGAACATTGCTTCCCTTGACCTGAAGGAATTGGGCGATAGGTTCAAAACCGCTGAACTGTTCGGCAAGCTGGCAAACATCGGTGATGATATTGGTGATGAATTTATTGCCAATGCTTCCGTGTTCAAGAAGCTGGTCACGGGTGATCGGGTGAATGTGGAGCGCAAAGGCCAAGATCCATTTGAGTTCAACAATTATTCCAAGTTCCTGTTCAGCGCCAACAATATTCCCCGTATCAAGGACAAAACCGGAGCCGTTCAGCGGCGTTTGGTGATCGTTCCCTTCGATGCCAAGTTTACCCCCAATGATGCAGACTTCCGCCCGTTCATCAAGGATGAACTGTGTGAACAGGGTTCTATGGAATATCTGGCCTTGCTTGGCCTTCAGGGGTTGAAGCGGGTTCTTGGGAACGCACAGTTCACTACTTCCAGCAGAGTTCAGGGGCAGTTGGACGAATATGAGGAAAACAACAACCCCATTATTGGGTTCATCAATGAAGTGGGCCTTGACGGGATTGAAAATGAAGCCACCGATTCCGTGTATCGCCGGTATAAGGAATATTGCATTGCAAACAACTTCCAAGCCCTTTCCAAGATTGAGTTTTCCCGGCAGATCACAAAACGCTGTGGCTTCACAACGGTTCCCAAGTGGATCAGAAACCGGAAAACCCGTGTATTTGTGAAAGGCGGTGACACAGAATGACCCACGAATATTCCAAGTTCAAGAACAAAAACATTCCCCATGCCAAGGTTGGGCGGCGGGTGTTCAATAGTCTGTTTGATGCAGAAACCTTTTGCACCGAACACGGCCTTGATGTCAATTCAGCTATTGAATATCGGGATGATCCTGAATTGAAAAATAACATTCAAACAATCGCCCAATACCAGAAGGCCATTCTTCAGGAATGTTTAGACCGGCTGAAGGCCCGTGCTGAAGCCTTGGTTCAAGAAATCAACCGGTGTAATGCTGATTTGGAAAAGTGCCACCCGCTGGATCGTGGTTTCTTGACGGATCGGCGGAATGAAGCCATTGCAAAACACACGGGTACAATGGAAGCCCGTGAGATTGTGGCCGAATTAAAAAATAATTTAGAAAGGTTGACTGGTTGGCATGATTAAAGACAGCGGTGAACGCACCGAGTTTGGAACCGGTGCTGTTCGTGATATGCACAGCGGCAAAGGCCGCATGGATTTACTTCCGTGGGAAGCCTTGATGGAGGTTTCCAAGCATTGTGAAGAAGGGGCCTTGAAGTATGGTGAACGGAACTGTGAAAAGGGTATTCCCATTCACAGCCTGATTGATTCGGCCTTCCGCCACCTTGCCAAATACATGATGGGAATGGACGATGAACCCCACCTTCGGGCGGCTTGTTGGAACTGCCTGTTCGCCCTTTACATGGAAATCAAGCACCCGGAACTTCAGGATATTCCCACACGGATGAAGGCCCCGGTTCCCAAGATCAAGGCGGCTTCGGAGCCGTGCCGCCGATGCAAACACCGTGACCGCTTCGGGGATGAATTTCCCTGTGATGAATGTGTTCACAGACAGAACGGCACCGATGATATGTTTTACCCGGCAGATTGTAAGGAGGATGCAGAACAATGAAAATTATCAAGCCTGATGTGCAGTTTATCACCCCGATTGATGGGGCCACCATTCTGAAGCGGCTGGAACAATGTGGCCGTGTCTGCTACAAGTCCGAGGATAAGATCACGGAAGGTTCCGCTGAAAAGTTCGTTGCCGGGATCATCAAGCGTGGGCATGAAGCGGTTTTGGAACATTGTTCCTTCACGGTGAAGTTCATTTGTGATCGTGGGGTTTCTCATGAGATCGTCCGCCACCGGATGGCTTCTTACTGTCAGGAATCCACCCGCTATTGCAATTACGGCAAGGGCAAGTTTGGTGAGGAAATCACGGTGATTGAACCTTGCTTCTGGCCTGAAGGTTCTGATTTGTATTGGGCATGGAAAAACGCTTGTCTGATCTCTGAACAATGCTATTTTTCTTTGTTGAAATCAGGAGCCACCCCGCAAGAAGCCCGTTCCGTTCTGCCCAACAGCCTGAAAACGGAAGTGGTCATGACGGCCAACATTCGTGAATGGCGGCATTTCCTGAAGTTGCGCTTTTCACCCGCCGCACACCCGCAGATGCGGGAAGTGGCCCTGATCCTGTTGGACAAGGTTCACGCCCTGATTCCGGTTTGCTTCGATGATATTTGGAGTGAATACCATGCCGATGTTTAAGAAGTCCGGTGGTAAAATCTTCGCCGTTCAGTTCAACAAAGCTGAAGAACGGGCCTTGGATCAGGAAATCAAGAAACAGATTGTGGAAAATGATCGGGCCTTTGACATGGACAAAGAATCATCCATCCTATGGATGCTTCACACCCAATTTGGCTTTGGCCCCAAGCGTCTGAAGCTGGCGTGGAAGCTGTTCTATGCCGAAACCTTGAAGCTACGGGAACATTATCTGATGGAACAGGCCGATGATGGGTGGTTGGCCCGTAAAAAGTTGAAGGACATTGGGTGTGACATTGAAGAATGGTACAGAGAAGAAGGAGGGAAAACCGATGCCTAAACCTTGGGAAAATGCTGAAGGGTATCACGATCCGACAGCCTACCACGGCACAAAGAATATCATCCGTGACGAGGATGAACAGCAGAAGCGGGTGAACACCCTGATCTTTGTCCTGAAGTACATCACCCGTTTGGCGGGGTTTGAACTTCTGAACCGCATTGAAATCAAAGACCGTAAGACCGGGAGGGAATACAAATGATCAATTACTATGACCCAAATTTTCAGGGTGTCCATGTGATCCGGGTGACTTTCATGCAATGGGATTACATAGGCCATGTTGCCTTTGAAATTGGCGGAAACTGCAAAGGCGCTGAACTGATGGATTTCACCTTTTTGGAGTGTGACAACCAAGAAGATATTGACCGCTATTCTGAAAATGATTGTCAGTTCAGTTATGATGAAGAAAATGAAGTTTATACCGCCGTTCTGAAAAATGCTGACGGTGACACCTTGGAAGTTGAAGGTGATGAATGTGATTTCAAGGGTATGGCGGTAGCCATTGAAATTGCAGGAACAACGGTGGAACGCCGATGAAGAAAATGTTGGTGGTGCTGACCCTTGTGCTGTTGCTTATGGTCGTGGCCGAGTATTTCAGCATTGATCCTGTTTGGTTCCTGATTGTCTGGTATCTTTCAGACAATATTTCCGCCTGAACAGGTGCTTCTTCAGTAGAGGTTGGAACAGCGTGTGGAACAGGTATGGAATAGATGTTTTTTCTATATCTGTTCCGCACGAAAACCCTTGGTTTTCAAGGCTGTTTCAGTTGCTTTCAAGGAACGGAACAGATGGAACAGATGTAAATATACTTTCTTCTTATGAAGAAAAAAATATATAAGAAATGTGTATATAAGGAACTGCCCGTTTTATCTGTTCCATGCGTTCCAAAGTCCTGAAATCACTTGATTTTTCAGCATTTGTTAACGGTACAGATGCAATGAAAACGGAACAGACCACCGCAGAAAGGATGTGTTACATAGTGAATGACAAAGACCTTTCCCAACAGGCTAAAGAATACTTTGCCCAAATCAGGAAAACGGATCGTTTGATCAATCGGCTTGATAGCACCATTGCAACCTTGCGTTCCAGCTTGACTTCTACCGGAAGCCAACTGAAACAGGACAAGGTTCAGACTTCAGGCCCCAAGAATACCCTTGAAGAAACCATCACAAAGATCATTGACCTTGAAGCCAAGATCAATGCCCGGATTGATGAACTTATAAGCATGAAACAGGAAGCGTTCACCATGATCAACCGGATTCCTGACCTTGATCAGCAAAATATTCTGATCGGGCGCTATATTCAGTTGAAAAAATGGGAAGATATTTCTGAAGAACTGAATTATTCTATGCAATGGGTTTTTGAACTTCACGGAAAGGGTTTACTTGCTTTTGCCAAGGCAAACAGCGACTTTCTAAACAACCGAGAAAACCAGAGTGCCACCGGTTCCAAACAGAGTAAAGAATCGGTAGAATAGTAAATAAGAAATTGCGCCTACGGGAAACCGGGGCGCTTTTTCCATACCTGAAGAAAGGCGGTGATCTGTGATGGCAAAAGGAAAATATGAACAATGGCTGACCGAGGAAGGTTTGCTTCAACTTGAAGCGTGGGCAAGAAACGGCCTGACGGATGAACAGATTGCCGCTAATATCGGCATTTGCCGTGATACTCTGATTGAATGGAAAAAGAAGTATTCCGACATTTCCGACACCCTAAAAAGGGGCAAAGACATTGTTGACATTCAGGTTGAAAATGCTTTGCTGAAAAGGGCCTTGGGATATACCTACATCGAAACCACCCAAGAACGGGTTGACGATTATGACCCACACACCGGCTTGAAAACTGGTTCCCACATGGAAGTGACAAAGACCGTGACCAAGGAAGTTCAGCCTGACACCACGGCCCAAATCTTTTGGTTGAAGAACCGGAAGCCTGACACTTGGAGAGATAAGCGGGATGTTGGTATTGAAGGCACCTTGAACACCAACAATCCTTTTGCTGACCTGTCCACCGAGGATTTGAAGAAGTTGATAAACCATGATTGATCCCGTCATTGTCCAAGGGGCCAAATGCGAATTGGCAAGGCGTGAGTTCTTCTATTATTGCCAAGTGAAGGCCCCTGACTTTTACAAAGAAGATCGGGCCTTTTTGGTTGACTTCTGTGAACAGCTTCAGGATTTCTATTTTTCTGATGACAAGGTTCTTGTGGTCAACCTTCCACCCCGGCACGGTAAATCAAGAACCATCGGTTGTTTTGTTGAATGGGTTTTGGGCAAGAATCAGGCCGAAAAAATCATGACCGGTTCTTACAACGAAACACTTTCCACCACCTTTTCAAAGGGTGTCAGAAACACCATTTCTGAAGTCAAAGCCGATAAAAACAAAATTGTTTATAGTGACATTTTCCCCGGCGTTGAGATCAAACGGGGTGATGGCGCTATGAATATGTGGAGCCTTACCACAGGTTACAACAACTATTTGGCAACTTCCCCCACAGGTACGGCCACAGGCTTTGGCGCTTCCATCATGATTATTGACGATCTGATCAAGTCAGCAATGGAAGCGAACAACGCCAACACCCTTGAACAGCATTGGACTTGGTTCACAGATACAATGCTTTCCCGCTTGGAAGAAGGCGGAAAAATCATCATCGTTATGACACGATGGCACAGCCTTGATTTGGCCGGTAGAATCATTGACCACTACAAGAGCAAGGGCCAACCGGCGAAAACCGTTATTTATAAGGCGGTTCAGGATGATGGTTCTATGCTTTGCCCGGAAATCCTGTCAAAAGAAAGCTATGAAGAAAAAACCCAACTGATGGGGTTGGATATTGCTTCCGCCAACTACCAGCAACAGCCTATTGACATTAAGGGGCGGCTTTATACCAGCTTCAAGACTTATTCCGAACTGCCCAAGGATGCCAATGGGAAGCTGGTGTTCAGTAAAATTCAGAACTACACCGATACAGCAGATACCGGTGATGATTACCTTTGCAGTATCAATTACGGTGTGTATAACGGTGAAGCCTATGTTCTGGATGTGCTTTATACCAAAGAGGGTATGGAAATCACAGAACCGGCCACGGCGAAAATGCTTTATGATGGCAAGGTGAATGTGGCTGATATTGAAAGCAATAACGGCGGCAGAGGGTTCAGCCGAAATGTTGAACGGGAACTTCGGGAAAGGTATCAATCCACCCGGTGCATGATGCGGCCTTTCCACCAATCTGAAAACAAGATTGCCCGTATTCTTTCAAACAGCACATGGATCATGAACCATCTTTATTATCCGGTGAACTGGAAAGACCGTTGGCCTGACTACTATGAAGCCATGAACCGTTATCAGAAGGAAGGCAAAAACGCCCATGACGATGCCCCGGACGCAACCACCGGCATTGCTGAAAAGGTGGGCGGCGGGCCGGTATTCAGCTTCGATTAACAACATGATAGTAACAAATTGCCCCGGAAACCTTGTGTTTCCGGGTGCTTGTATTTATTAAGCAATGAAGAAAGGCGGTAAGTGAATATGTTTCTGGATAACGCTATGGAGCGTATCAACCGCCTGATCCTTCAGGGTGGGCGAACCGGCATGACTGAAAATCAGTTCTTCGCCGCTGAAATCAAGGAATGGAAGAATAGTCAGCGCCGCAAGGATCAGGTTATGGGTGATCTGTACTATGAAGGACAGCATGACATTCTTCAGCGTCAGCGCACAATCATTGGTGAAAACGGTCAACTTCAGGTGGTGACGAACCTTCCGAACAACCGCCTGATTGATAACCAATATGCCCTGATGGTGGATCAGAAAACCAACTACCTTGTGGGCAAGCCCTTCACCCTGAACTGTCAGGATAAGGGTTACACGGATGCTTTGGGCAAGATTTTCAACAAACGGTTTTACCGGCTTCTGAAATATGTTTGTGAAGATGCCCTGAACGGTGGTATTGGCTGGCTTTATCCTTACTACAATGAAGCTGGTGAATTGTCCTTCAAGCATTTCCCGGCCTATGACATTCTTCCTTTTTGGGCTGACGATGATCACACCATCCTTGATTGTGCGATTCGTTACTACACCCAAGAAGTGTGGAACGGCTACCAGAAAGAAAAGGTGGAGAAGGTGGAAATCTTCAAAGCCGATGGCATTTACCGGTATATCTATCAGAATGATATGCTAATTGCCGATGTGGAAGCCGGTGAACACGAAAACTATTTCATGGTTGAGGAAGAAGGCCAAGAACCCAAGGGGTTCAACTGGACAAGGATTCCGCTGGTTCCCTTCAAGTATAACAAACAGGAAATCCCCCTGATCCGCCGTGTGAAAACCCTTCAGGACGGAATCAACACCATGATTTCCGACTTTGAAAACAATATGCAAGAGGACGCACGGAACACCATTCTGGTTCTGAAGAACTATGACGGTGAAAACCTTGGCGAGTTCCGCCACAACCTTTCCACCTATGGAGCCGTGAAGGTTCGTGAGGATGGCGGGGTTGAAACCCTTCAGGTTGAAATCCATGCAGAGAACTACAAGGGCATTTTGGAACTTCTGAAGAAGTCCTTGATTGAAAATGCCCGTGGTTACGATGCCAAGGATGATCGTTTGAGTGGCAACCCCAATCAAATGAACATTCAATCCATGTATTCTGACATTGACCTTGACGCAAACGGCATGGAAACCGAGTTCCAAGCGGCCTTTGAAGAACTGTTGTGGTTCATCAATCAGGATTTCAGCAACAGGGGCTTGGGCGATTATGAAGGCGCTGAACTTCAGATCGTGTTCAACCGTGACATTCTGATCAATGAAACGGAATCCATTGAAAACTGTGCCAAGTCCGTTGGTATTCTGTCCACGGAAACCATTGTGGAACAGCACCCGTGGGTTACGGATGTTGAAGTGGAGCTGGCCCGGTTGCGTAAGGAAAAGGATGAAGCAATGGAACAGGCACAGGAATACGCCGGGGCCTTCCAGACCGGCAACCAGAATAAAGGTGACAATGGCGAGGGTGAATAACCCCCGCCGTTTCACAATATATGCCGGGGTAGACATTGAGTGTGGCGGGGTGCTATTACTCCTACCCGCCAAAGGGTGAAGTTCCCTTCCCCGGCCCATCATGGCCCGTTAGTCAAGTGGTTAAGACACCGCCCTTTCACGGCGGTAACGCCGGTTCGATCCCGGCACGGGCTACCATGCTTCCCTGTTGGACTTGGCTGAAAATGCTTGCGGGGCCTTCAGCCCTGATGGGGAAGTCTTATTTGCTGAAGTGGATGGAATAGGCAGACACGGCGGATTCAAAATCCGTTGCCGCAAGGCGTGTGGGTTCAAATCCCACCTTCAGCACCATTTTTCAGGATTGGAGGAACCGCCCATGAGAAATGCGGACTATTGGCGTGGACGGTTTTCCATCTTGGAGAACAGCGCCCACAAAGAAGCCCAGCGAACCATTCAGGACATGGAAGAACTGTATCTGGATGCACAGCGTTCCGTTCAGAAGGAAATTGAAAGCTGGTATGCCCGTTTTGCGGTGAACAATCAAATCAGCCTGACCGATGCCCGGAAATGGTTGACTGCTGGACAGCTTGAAGAATTTCATTGGAGCGTTGAACAGTATATCAAGATCGGTGAACAGGCCGGGTTGGATGCGGCATGGCTGAAGAAGCTGGAAAATGCGTCCGCCCGGTTCCACATTTCCCGCCTTGAAGCTGTTCAGACAGGTATTCAGCAACAGCTTGAATTGCTGTACGGCAATCAGGTTGATAGTCTGGATGCCCTGTTGAAGAAGGTTGTGGGCAATGGCTACACCCACACGGCTTTTGAGGTTCAGAAGGGTGTGGGCCTTGGTTGGGATATTACCGGGCTGGATCAGAAGAAACTTGAAACATTGCTTTCAAAGCCTTGGACAACGGACGGACGAACCTTCCGGGATCGCTGTTGGTTGAACAAGAATGATCTGGTGGGTTCGGTTAGCAAGAGCCTGACGCAAGGGCTTCTTCGGGGTGATTCCCCAGCCAAGATCACCACGGCCATTCAGAAGCAGTTCGGAGTTCATCGGTATAAGGCGGGGCGGTTGGTCAACACCGAAACCACCTATTTCAACGCCGTTGCCACAAAGGAATGTTACAAGGATTTGGATGTTGAAATGGTGGAAATCATTGAAACGCTGGATTCCCATACCTGTTCCATTTGTGGTGGGCTTGATGGTACGGTGATCCCCATTTCCCAATATGAACCCGGCGTGACTGTGCCGCCGTTCCATCCCAACTGTCGAGGAACTACGGCCCCGGCCATTGATCCCAAGTATGCCGGTGAAAGAGCCGCCCGGAACGCTGATGGGAATGTGTACTATGTTCCCGCCAACATGAAATATGCTGATTGGGTTCAGACCTTCGTGAACGGCGGTTCCAAGGCTGGCTTGACCGTTGCAACCGGAGCCGGTGTTGCCAAAACGCTTCGTGACTACAACACCGAGTTTGGAAAGAAGTTCGGCAAAGACCATTATGATCAGATTCGTGATCGTGTGGACGCTTGCCAAAGTTCTGACCTTCAGGCCGCTTGGGATAAGTATGAAAACCAAATCAAGGTTGCAAAGGCTGACCATCAAGGCGGCGCATATTGCCAAGGCAAAAATATTTATGTGAATATTGATGCCGATTCTAAAGGCCGTTCTTGGAGCGCCCCTTACGCAACCACCTTCCATGAAAGCGGCCATGCCATTGATGGGCTTGCGGCACAGCTTGGAACCCCGAATGGGCAATGGCATTTTTCTTCTACTTACAAGGGCGGGGCTTTTCCCCAAACCATCAAGGATGAAGTGAATGATTGGGTGGATCGGGTTCTTGCTGACATGAAGGCCCATAAAGATGATTTCCCGTATTGGGTACAAAAAGGCTGGATGTCGCAAAACACCGCTGATTATTACATCAAGTATGGTGGGTTCAAGGTAAAAAAATCTTATGCCTATGCCGCCGTTCAAGCGGAAGTGAAGGCATTGACCCCATTGCAGTACGGTGATCTTTCTGATATATTGGAAGGGGCCACCCGTGGAAAAATCCGCTGTGGCATTGGTCATGGTGGTGGTTCCTACTGGACAACCCGAACTTACAACGGGATTGATTGGGGCCTTGGAACTGAAGCCTTTGCGGAAATGACTTCCGCAACCATGACTTCCCCGGAAAGTTTGGCAACCATCAAGAAATATCTTCCCAAGTCCTATGCCATGTATGAAGATATGTTGAAGGTGATTGCAAATCAGCCGTGAAAGGGGTGTTGAAAATGGCTGAACTGATTAAACAGTATCTTGAACAATTTCATGAAAACTTCCCCCTGTTCGCCCTGATGGGTGTCGAGGAAGCGGAAGTGGAAGCCATTATTCAGGATTGTTTGGATAAGGGAACCCCTTACCGGCCACCTGAACTGGATGAAAAATCCCTATATTGATGATCTGACCACCCCGGCCTTCTGGCCGGTGGTGGTTTTTTCATACCATTTTCGCCGTTTCCCGGTGGTGGGCGGTAAACAGAACCGGAAAAATCGTGGTTCCTAACCCACGGTAAAAAAGGATTTTGGAGGTAACAACAATGACTAAAGAAAAGCTGTTGGAATGGGGCCTGACTGAAGAACAGGCCACAAAGGTTATGGAGGGCTTGAACGGTTCCTTCGTCACCAAGGCCCGGTTCAATGAGGTCAACACCGAACTGACCACCGCCAAGAACACTATCAAAGAGCGTGACACCCAGCTTGAAACGCTGAAGAAGGCTTCTGGTGACACCAAGGCCCTTCAGGATCAGATCACACAGCTTCAGGCCGATAACAAGAAGAAGGACACGGATCACGCCGCTGAACTGAAGAACCTGAAAATCAGCAATGCGGTTGAACTGGCCCTGACCGGCGCAAAGGCCAAGAACAACACCGCTGTTAAGGCGCTGTTGGTTGATTTCATCGGTAAGGCTGAATTGGCGGAGGATGGAACCGTCAAGGGCCTTGATGATGAAGTCAAGAAGCTGGTGGAAGGCAAGGACACGGCTTTTCTTTTTGAGAAGTCCACCGGCACCAAGTTCAAGGGGGCCAAATCCGCTGAAAAGGGTGATGGCGCTGAAGGCGGCATGACCCTTGAAAAGCTGAAGGCCATGAACCCCTTGGATCGCTACAACTATTCCGTTAACCATCCTGACGAATACAAAGAACTTTATGGAGGTAATGAGTAATGGCAAACACTTGCTACGATAACTTTTTCCTGTCCAACGAAATTGAAGATCAGTACCAGAGCCACCTTGATCTTCAGCAGTTTTGCACCGTGGACAACAACCTGACCGGCGTTGCTGGCATGGTTCGCAAGATTCACAAGTACAAGGCCACCGATGGCACCGAGAAGCTGACCATGGGCAACGGCAACACCAAGACCATTGAAGCCGGTTACACCGAGAAGGAATACCGGATTCAGATGGCCCAGAACCGCTTCCAGTATTATGACGAGGAAGCCATGACCGATCCCATGGTGATTACCACCGGCACCCGTCACGCTGGTACGGATATGTTCAACACCGTGAACGCTGACATTTTCGGCGCTTTCAACGAGGCCACCATGACCATCGTGACCACCGCCCTTGGCTTTGATGCCTTTGTGGATGGTGCGGCCATGCTGAATCTGGAAAACCTTGAAGGTGTGACCATCTTCGGCTTCGTCAACCCCGCTGATATGGCGAAACTTCGTAAGGCCCTGAAGGACGATCTGAAGTATGTGGAAGCATACGCCAAGCAGGGCTATGTTGGCACCGTGGGCGGTATCAACATCTACACCAAGAAGAACGCCGAAACCGGCAAGGTGGTCATTGCCACCAAGGAAGCTGTTACCCTGTTCAACAAGAAGGGTACGGAAGTGGAACAGGAGCGTGAAGGCAACATCCGCCGCAACACGGTTTATTCCCGCAAGTATTACCTTGCGGCCATGACCAATGAAGCCAAGGCGGTGAAGATCATCACCGGTTCCGCCGCTGTCACCGCTGACACCACGGTTTCCAGCGACAAGACCTATTACGCCGCTTCCGGTATCGGCTATGTGAAGGTCACGCCCGGTTCCGGTGACAACCCCAAGACCAAGGGTTGGTACGAAATCACGGCGGCGTAAGAAAGGCGGTGAACCCCGTTGCGTGATAAAGCGGTTGCAATGCTAACGGCCCTTGGCGTGGCGGGGGCCGCTGATGATCCGTTGTTGGATATGGTTTTGAACAATGTTCAATGGCGGATCAAAAACCTTTCCAACCTTTCCGAAATCCCGGAGGGGTTGGAAAGTCTGGCCGTTTCTATGGCCGTGGGCGAATACCTGAACATGAAGAAGTGTTCTGGACAGCTTGAAGGGTTTGATTTGGATGCGGCGGTGAAATCCATTCAGGAAGGTGACACCAACATTACTTTTGCCCTTGGTGAAGGTAGTTCAACCCCTGAACAGAGGTTGAACAGCCTGATTGATTATCTGATCAACGGGCGCATTGGTGAAATCTACCGTTATAGGCGGTTAGTATGGTGAATAAGGCCGTGCGAACCGCCTTGGAACGGTTGTGGAAGGATCGGTGTTCTATCTTCATCCGTGAGGAAGTCACCGATCCTGTCACCCACCTGACGGATTCTGAAGAAAAGCCGCTTCTTCAGGATCAGCCGTGTAAGCTGTCTTTTGAAACATTAACTTCAACCAATGGGGATGAAGTGGCAACCGCCCAACAGGTGGTGAAGTTGTTCCTTTCCCCGGATGTGAAGGTTCCCGCAGGATGCAAGATCATTGTCACCCGGCCAAACGATGTGGAACGAACCTTCACCTATTCCCGTTCCGGTGAACCGGGTGTTTTCTCCAACCATCAAGAAATCATGCTTGAACCCTTCAGGGGGTGGGCCTGATGGGAAGATGGGGCCGATGTGATTACCGGGAATTGAAGAAGCTGGATGAACGCCTTCAACAGCTTTCGGAAGTTGACATGGATCGGCTTTGCCGGGATGCCGCCAAGAAGATTGCCCAAATCCTTCTGAATAAGGTGAAGAAAAGAACCCCCGTTGGTGTGGTTCCGCCGTATGCCACGGATGAAGCCAAGGAAGAATATTGGCCCGGTTATCGTGGCGGTTCCTTGCGTGACGCTTGGACGATCCTTCCCATTGAAAAACATGGGGATCAGTACACCGTGACCATCATCAACAATTTGGAATATGCGTCCTATGTGGAATACGGCCACCGGCAAACACCGGGGCGCTATGTTCCCGCCTTGGGAAAGACCCTGAAGGCAAGTTGGGTGAAGGGGCGGTTCATGCTGACGATTTCTGAACAAGAAGTGAAAACCTTGGCCCCGTCCATTCTGAATGATATGTTGTATGACGCTTTGAAGGGGGTGTTCAGTTGATCAATGAAATTATCAAAGGCGTTTCCATGAAGCTGAACGCCGCCTTTGGAGCCGGGTACAAAATCTATCAGAATGATGTGGAACAGGGATTCAAGGAACCCTGTTTTTTCATTGCTGTCCTGAAGCCTGACATTTCCCCGTTGCAGAAGAACCGATTCATGAACCGGAACCCGCTGGATGTTCACTATTTCCCAACCAGCGGGAGAAACAACGCTGAATTGTTCACTATGGCCGAGGATTTGATGGAATGTTTGGAGTTCATCACCCTTCCCAATGGGGATGTGCTTCACGGAACTTCCATGAGTTATGAAGTGCAAGACGGGGTTCTTCACTTCTTCGTGAACTACAATTTGACACTTCGCAGAGAAACCGAGGAAACCGCAATGGAAACCTTGGAAACTACTGTGGAGCCAAAGAAAGGGTGATTGAATGGCTACCAGAAAGAAAGCCGCCACCGCACAGGAACCGACCATCACGGCCCCGGTGGTATTCCCCAAAGAACGGGTGTTGACCTTCAGGCGTTACGCTGACCGGCGTGATCTTCTGTCTGTCCTTTTGGAAGATGGGAAGGAATACACCTTCGATCAGATTGATGGGCTGATCAATGACTTTATGAAAGGTAAGGTGAAATAATATGGCCCTTGGCGGCGGCACCTTCTTGGTGCAGAACAAGGTTCTGCCCGGTGCATATATCAACTTCATTTCTGTGGCGCAGGCAAGCGCCACCCTTTCTGACCGTGGCATTGTCACCATCCCCCTTGCTATGAATTGGGGGCCTGAAGGCAAGATTTTCACGGTGGAACAGGCTGACTTTATCAAGAACAGTCAGAAAATTTTCGGCTATGCGTACACGGCGGATGAACTGAAGCCTATGCGTGAAATCTTCCTTCACGCCAAAACCGTTCATTTCTTCCGTCTTGGCACCAGCGGCGTGAAGGCGGCTAACACCTACGCAACGGCCAAATACCCCGGCACCCGTGGTAATGATCTTCGTACCGTTATCACGGCGAATGAAAACACCACAGAACAGAAGCCGCTGTTCGATGTGGCAACCTTCTTGGGAACCGTTCAGGTTGATCTTCAGGAAGGTGTGGCCGCTATCACCGATCTGAAGGGCAATGCCTATGTGGATTGGAAGTCCAGCGGAACCCTTTCTTTGACCGCTTCCTTGCCCCTGACGGGCGGCACCAATGGCACCGTGGCCGATTCCGACTATCAGACCTATCTTGATCAGGCGGAAGCGTACACCTTCAACGCTATGGGTTGCACCGAGAGCAAGGCCACCATCACCGCCCTGTTTGCGGCCTTCGCAAAGCGTATGCGTGATGATGTGGGCAAGAAGTTTCAGGTGGTTCTTTTCCAGAAGTTGGCCGATTATGAAGGCGTTGTGAGCGTCAAGAACGGCCTGACTTCCGACAAGACTTCCACCGCCCTGATCCCTTGGGTTACGGGCGTGATCGGCGGAACGGCGGTCAATAAGAGCGCCACCAACATGACCTATGATGGTGAATATGATGTTGATACCGATTTCACGCAGACCCAGCTTGAAAACGGTATCAAGGAAGGTTCCTTCATGTTCCATCGTGTGGATGAAGCGGTGTGTGTCCTGACTGACATTAACAGCTTCATTTCCATCACGGATGAAAAGTCCAGCGACTTTTCCAGCAACCAGACGATCCGAGTTTTGGATCAGATCGCCAATGATATTGCCGTTCTGTTCGGCAAGAAGTATCTTGGCAAGGTTCCCAATGATGCCGCTGGCCGGATTTCCCTTTGGAACGATATTGTGAAGCACCACACGGAACTTCAGGATATTCGGGCCATTGAGAACTTCAGCGGCGAAAATGTGACGGTTGAAAAGGGCGATACCAAGAAATCCGTGGTGGTTACTGATTATGTGACCCCCGTGAACGCTATGGAACAGCTTTATATGACCGTCTATGTTCAGTAAGGAGGTACAACCATCATGGCAGATAGAACCATCATGAACGCCAAGGATGCTGTTTCCGCTTCCTTGGCTGAATGTTTCGTGACCATCGGGGATAACCGTTACAACTTCATGCAGGCTATCAACCTTGAAGCCAACTTTGAGAAGAACAAAACGGAAGTTCCCATTTTGGGCAAGACCGGCAAGGGCAATAAGGCCACCGGCTGGAAGGGTACGGGTTCCGCCACCTTCCACTATAACACTTCCATCTTCCGTGAGCTGATGAAGCGTTATAAGGACACCGGCGAGGATGTCTATTTTGACATTCAGGTGACAAATGAAGATCCCACTTCTTCCGTGGGCCGTCAGACCGTGATCCTGAAGGATTGCAATATGGACGGCGGCTTGCTTGCCAAGTTTGATGCTGATGCGGAATACTTGGATGAAGATATGGACTTCACCTTTGAAGATTTCGAGATGCCCGAAACCTTCAGCCTTTTGGCCGGTATGCAGTAAGCAGAGCGCCCCGGCCTTACTTCGGTAGGGGCCGGGGCCTTTTTTCGTATCAAAATATAGGAGGAAAAAACAATGAGCCTGTCCGCTTTTTTGGCTGAAAACGCCGTTCCCGTTGAGAACATCAAGTTTGTTGCTTCTAAACGCTTCTTGGGTGAGGATGGCAACCCCGTTCCTTGGGAGATCAAGACCATCACCGGCACCGAGGATGAAGCCCTTCGGAAGTCCTGTGCCAAGCGTGTTCCGGTTCCCGGCAAGAAGAACCAGTATCAGAAGGAAACCGACTATGATCTTTACCTTGGCAAGCTGGCCGTGGCTTGTACTGTGTTCCCCAATCTGAATGATAAGGAACTTCAGGACAGCTACAAGGTCATGGGCGCTGATGCCCTTCTGAAAACCATGCTGACCCCCGGCGAATATGCCGAATACCTGACCAAGATTCAGGAAGTGTGTGGTTTTGATGCCACCATGCAGGATGAGGTTGATGAAGCAAAAAACTAATCTGTGAAGGTGATGGTGAAGCGAACATTGCTTACTATTGCCTTCACGAACTTCATTTGACACCTTCCGCCTTTTATGCTTTGCCCCGCCGTGAACGGGCCTTCATCATTGCGGCCATTGATGTTCGGGTGGAAGCTGAAAAGAAGAAGCAGAAGGAAATTGAACGAAAACAGCGCCGGGGCCGCCACCATTAAGGCCCCGGCTTCTATTCTCCAAGAAAGGTGGTGATCCCTGTGGGAAACATCCGGGCCGCTATTGCCCTTTATGATGGTGTTACCAGCCCCCTTCAGAGTATGCACAAGGCAATGGGGGTTGTGCTGAACACCTTTGAAGCCATGCAACAGGCTTCCGGTAGAGCCGTTGACACGGCGGCAATCCGGGAAGCCCGTGAAGAATGGGCGAAAGCGGGAACCGCCTTTGATACCATTGAAGAAAATATCAGGAACGCCAACAACGAACAGCAGAATTTCAATAATTCCATCCGTGGGGGTAGCAATTCCGCCAACGGGCTTCTGTCCATCATCAAGAAAGTTGCCATTGCCGCTGGTGGTATCGCCGGGATCAATAAGGTGCTGAACATTTCGGATGAATTGGCAAGCACCAAAGCCCGATTGAATTTGCTTGTGGATGATGGCGGTTCCGTTGAAGCCTTGGAACAGAAGATCATGGCTTCCGCCCAGCGTTCCCGATCCGCTTATTTTGACACCGCTTCCGCCGTTGCGAAACTTGGCCTGAACGCCGGTAACGCCTTCGGTGGCAATATGGATCAGGTCATTGCCTTCATGGAACAGGTGAACAAACAGTTTGTTATTGGCGGTGCTACGGCCCAAGAGCAGAGCAACGCCATGATCCAGCTTACACAGGCAATGGCGGCGGGTGCGCTTCGTGGTGAAGAAC